TGTTGTAGGAGATACATGGCTTAAATGGTGGATGCTTACAGGTAATCAGCAACTAGATGATCTCTATAGCAGAGCAGGAAAAGAAAGACCTTTGAATCTTGTTTTTGGGAATCGTGACTATGCTAGACAGTTATGGAATTCATCTGTAGAAGATATCACAACAAGTACAGGAAGAACAATCATGTCTGTAGTTGAAAGAGGTCTGGAGAATGGATTATCAACCAGAGCAATAGCACAGAATCTATTAGATACAGATCAAAGTGGCATTTTCAACCTTGGAAGAGCAAACAGGATTGCTAGAACAGAATCAACTAGAGTAGTCAATCAGGCAACTACAGAATCTTATAGAACACTACAAGCAAACGGTATTCAAGTAAAGAAACAATGGTTGACGGCTAGAGACGAAAAAGTAAGAGATTCACATGTTACTCTTGATGGACAAACTGTAGCAGCAAATGAGAACTTTCAACTCCCTTCACAATATGGTGGATATGAAGCATCTTCACCTGCCTCTTTTCCTGTTGCAGGTGAGAATATAAACTGTAGATGTACAGTGATCCCAGTACTCGATGAATAAAAAAAGATCGGTTCCTTTTACAGATCCGATCTTATATGTAAAGAAAACAGAAGAATCTTATTGTATCTTATATTCTTTTTTCAACTTGCTTGGAACAATACCGCCAAAAGAATCATAGTTTTTCAATATTGCCTTAACAGATTCACGATCTAGAATGTATTTGCTTTTGAAGTAAGATGAAATACTTGTATAAGGTTGTTTGTAATTGTTCTTGATGTATTGTAATTCTTTTTGCCAGTTCTCAGAACCTACAACCAGAATATCTTTTGGGAAGTCCTCTCCTCGATAGACATATAAACCTAGACCATGTCTAGCAATCGCCTTTGTAATACATCTCTGAATTGTTGTTATTACATCCTGACTCGTTATGTCTTTCAATGGTATAGACTTATTATAGTGATTCGTTATTGCTAGATATTCAATATGCTCTATGTCATTGATTTGAACACCTGCTTTAATCCAAGCTGTTTTATTATCGTGGTGATAATTCAACCCGTCTTTATTCTCATACACTGTTGATTTTGCAGAAGGATAGTTTGAGATCAATATCTTCCAAGCATCTGCCCATGATAGATATTTAAGGTTTGCGGATCCTTTGGTTCTTACAAATTCATCACAGTTTATTTTTGATAATGTTTCAAATGTTGATTCTTTCATTGTTTGCTCCTTTGGTTATTTGTTATATATTATTTTCATTGATTTAAGCAGCAAATCATGACCAATTTTATTCTTTACTTGACTGGTATACCAAGCTCTTGCTCCATTATAAAAGAAATCACATGTTGCATGAGAAGTATGTTGATCTATCCAATACCCAGAATAAGTTTTTTCATTTAAAAAGTCTTGTATCGTGTTTGTAATAATTTCAATTTGTCGATTGTATTCTTCTTCTCCTGTTTCATTGATTAGATTATCCCTGTGTTCTTTGTATTGATTGATTAAAGTTGTATGTATTTTCAACATGAGATCAATTTTTTCAGTTCTAATTTTATTAGCCCATGATATTTGTTTTTGCGATCCTGTTAGATTTGGTAATGTTATATTCATTGTTTGCTCCTATTGGTTATCTTCATTACGTATTATTTCAAAAATTAATTTTAAAAAATCTTTTAGTCGTGCGTTGTTCCTTTCTAATCTTGTGGATTGCTTGCTCCCAACTGGAAACCCATTAAATTTAATATAAAAACCTTTAACAATTCCAATATCATAAACTTGTTGCCAATCATCTTCTCCATATTCCTTTATATGGACTTCTATCTTATCATTTAACAATACATCATTTAATAAATAAGTCGATTTTTCAAGATCAAAGATATGTTGATGGTCTTTGAGCACTAACTCAATGACATACAATAAAGATATTGTTGTTTGATTTGGTTCTATGTTTGTTAAAGTTGTCATTCGTTACTCCTTTGGTAAGTGGGAGGTGTTACCCTCCCTTGTTGGTTAGATTCTATTATGTTCTACTGTTTCGATTGTGACACTGATAACATGTGATTGTTTTTTCCAATCTTTCACAAGTTTGTTTATTCTCCATTCTGTCATGTTGATTGTATCAATATGTCCTACTGTACCATCTTTGTATTGTATTTTGATGTATTTAGTCATTGTTTACTCCTTTGGTTGGTTAGTAATAATAGTATAAGATAATGTTCAGGAAAAGTAAACATAAATAACAATATATTGTAATAATATTTTCAAATTGTTGTACATGGTGATCACCTTTGGTATATTTGCAATGAGGATCTATGCAAAAATACACCTATATCATGAAGAGAACAGAACCTACTTCTAGCAAAAAGGAGAAGGTTTCCTTTGTTGCGTCTTCTGCTACTCCTGATCGCTATGGTGATATCATAGATGTGAAGGGGTGGGTATTAGATAACTACAAACGCAATAATGTAATATTGCTCAATCATGATTCAAACCAACTACCTATAGCGAGGGGTCATGTTTACGTCCGAAATGATAAACTTATTGTTGACGTGGAATTCGATAAGGAAGACCAAAGAGCTGCAGAAGTTGAAAGAAAAGTCAAAGCAGGATTCATGAATGCCGTATCTGTAGGTTTTCGTCCTCTTGAAAGCAAGTCAAGATCTGAACTCCCTACAGATAACAAATACTATGGTCAAAGAGGCATGTATTATAGCAAAGCAGAATTATTAGAAGTTTCAATCGTCACTATTCCGGCAAATGGAGAGGCTACAATGTTAGAGCAAAAGTTTTATAACGCAATGAAGGAAGAGATTCTTCGTGAAGTCAAATCAGCAATACAGGATAATCTTATTGTCAACAAACATATATTAGATGTCAAAGAAGAGGATGATAGATATATTGTATCTTTTGCAAAAGCAGAAATGAAACAACCAGAAGAGATTGAAGAAGAAATTGAGGAAGTAGAAGAAGAATACAAGGAAGAGGAAGAGGAAGAAGAAAAAGATTTATCTGAAGAATCAACAGAGGACATGGAAAAAGCAGATAAAGAAGAGGAGAAAGAAGAGAAAAGTTTCAATGATTTAATAGAGGCATTTGCCTATATCTTAACGTCAAAATAGGAGTAACCTATGAACACCAAAATAGAAGAAGCAAAACGCCTTATAGCAGGCATTGTTTCACATCAAAAAAACACTGACGATCGTTTGAGAAACTTTGAGGATCAAGTAAAAGACTTGAAACATGCTCAAAAGTTGATTGCAGAAGGTCAAACCAAAACATATGAACCAGAAATTCATAATAATGATTTTGCTTTGAAGCAATACAAGAATGAAGATGGATCTGTTCAATGGAATACAGCTACAGTTTCAAAGAATATCACAGGTCAAGGAAGAGTAAACATTGAGCAAAAAGGTCTACTTGATGCTGATGTTTATGCGAACCAATGGCATGCTGATCTTTGCAAAATGAATCAAGATCGATCACTTGCTCGTATGATGATGAAAGATCCTTATACACCAAAAGCAGACATGAAGTTGTACTCACATCTTCAAAAGGCTCCTTCTTTTATGAAGAATGCAGTTAATAAGATCTTTGCTGATTCTGCGGGTGTTGGTGGTGAATGGATTCCTGATGAATTCAAAACAGAGTTGTATCAAACATTTCAAGTTCCTCGTGGATTGCGTGCTTTGTTGCCATCTGTACAAATGGAAAGAGAAACTCTTTTGATTCCAAAACTCTCTCGTGGTGGGCGTCCGTACATTAAAGGTGTTGCCACAGATGACCTTGCCAAGTACCAAGCAAGTACCATAGAAACCGCTCAAAAAACTGTCAGAGCCAAGGGTCTTGCTACATTGATGAATATTGATGACGCAGCAGGAGAAGATTCTGCATTTGCTATTATCCCTGCATTGTCTAGACAAATTGCTCAAGATCTAGAAGATGCTTTTGAAGATTGTATGATCAACGGTGATACGGCAGCAAGTCATCAAGATGATATTGCAAATTGGAACATTAGAGAACGTTGGGGAGCCTCCGGTCTTGGTGGATCTTCCGACCACCGCCGCCTTTTCTTAGGAATGAGAGCAGCAGCAAAAGACAAAGGATCTGATGTTGATGCAGGAACTTTTAATTTTGCTAAGTTTATGTCAGTTGTAGCAGAACTGGGAGAGCTTGCGGTTGGTAATAAAGTTTGTGTTGTATCTCCAGAGGCACTTGTAGCTAACTTCCTTCAACTTGATCAGGTTGTAACCCTTGAGAAGTTTGGAAATCAAGCTACAATTCTTACGGGTCAACTTGCTTCCCTTGCAGGAATTCCAATTGTTATGTCACGATTCATGGGTGCTGATCTTGATACTGCTGATGGATTGTATGACAATGTAAATAAAACCACAACAGGATTCTTAGTATTTAATACTGATTCATGGTATCAATATGTAAGACGTCAAATCACGATTGAATCTGATAAGGATATCGCTTCAGGTTCTATTCAGTTGGTTTCTACAATGCGTGCAGTTATGGATTCTCCTGATGCTGATGCTTTGAAAAATGTTGCTTATGGTTATAACCTACCTATCTAATCTTAATGGAGTTTACAATGATTATTTCTCATACTTTAGAATTTGCAGGTTCTAACCTTTCAGGGTTCGTCGTGATTCCTGAAGGTGCTAGAATCGAAAGATGTTGGTTAATGTTAGAGTCAACATTAGCCGCTGATGGTACAAATCACTTAACATTCAATGTTCGTGGTTCTGATGGTGTTACTGCTGTAGCAACTCAAACAACAAACTCGGGTGCAAGTGGTATTTCTATCACTGGTCTTACTCCTGTTGAATTGAGTTTGTCAAATGCTGACAAGCAAGTCTATTCTGATGGTGGTTACATCAAACTTGAATGTGATAAAGGTGGATCTCCTGCTAACAACAAAGTTGTTTTCGGAATCAAATTAGCACTTGCAAGAGACTAGGAATTAAATGAATGAGTTTGGTATCTGTATCAGTATTAAAAGAGTATCTTCCTGAGATACAAGGATCTAGTATTGATGCAGATCTAACCTCACTTATTGCCCGAGTAGAAGGTTTTATTGCTCGCTACTTGGGTTTTCCTTTAGCAGATTCTGCTACGTCTTACGGTTTAGATTCGTCTACGTATACATTATTTGCTGACAAACCTATGTACGGTCTTGAATATGTGCTACAATCACCACTCAAACCAATCATCTCGATTACGTCAATACACTCTGACGTTAATCGGGTATATGGCTCTGATACTCTGATAGCAGGATCTCAATATGAGATAGATAAAGAACTGGGAAGGATTATCCTCAAAGATACTTCTCCTGATTCTTTTGATACTGGATTTAGGGCCATCAAAATTATAGGTTCTTTTGGTTTCAGTACATCAAA